GTCATCCGTTCCGGCCGCGATCGATTGCAACCTGATTACATCCGTCAGTGTGGCTTGTGATGCAATGCGTTCAATCTCTTCAGCGGTCAAGCCGGGATTGTATTGGCGAAGTGCGGCCATGATGAACACGATGCCAAATTCCGAACGGGTCAGAAATCGCCGGTCACAAAGTGCCGTTATAGCGTCAGGCGGCCAAATGTCGTGACGTTGCAAGGCATCGGCAACGATCGAATCGGCCGCTTCATGGCTGATCGATTTGAGAATTCCCGATTGCTCGATACGCTCAAGCTCAGTCGGCAAAGTCTTGAGCCACGTTTCGATTTCAAGCCCCATCCCGATCGTCAGACGGCCGAACGAAAACGCCCGGCCGCCTATTTCATGAGACTTGAGCGGATTTGCCAGTTTCAATTTTGTCAGGCTCCAAAAGACCCGTTAGCCCAGCCGCCTTGGCCGGTAAAGTTGATTGTGCAAGGGATGACGCCATCAGCGCTGGCTTCCCCGCGATTGATCGTGCCGACCTGAATTGGCACGGTGTAATTCCCGAGCGAGATGTTAGTCGTATTGACGTTCCATCGAAGCGTTCCGGTCTGTCTTGCGAGCATCGGAAGATTTTCACCTTCGCGTTGATACACGCGAATCGATCCGGTAATCTTGGAAAGCGTCATGACGGTGAACGCATAACCATTGTCCTCGGTTGTAGTGGCATCGGCTTCGCTCAATTCCTCATTGATAGAAAGCGATGCAGCCCGAATGACGGTTTGATTGTTGGTGCCTGTTAGCTGAAATGTGACGTTCGTTCGGTAAAAGGCGATGCGATCACTTGCGGGCATTGGCGGACCCCCTTATCGGTTCCAGCGGATAGAGAAAGACATCTCCGATGACCACAAGGCCCCCGGATCGGTGAAATTGATATCAAGCGACGCGGATGTCATGACTGATGAATACACGACGCCAAAAGCCGTGCGGTCAAATGCCGCGGCAATTCGATCCATTCGCGAAAGACATTCCGTATCGCTTGAAGAATAGCAGATAAACGTGATTCCGATTTCATAGTCAAAATCGGAAATCGTCGGATCTGCTGGCGTGATCGTGCCCGCGTTGACGACGCAATATGGAACTTGAACGCCTTCGGTCGCGACTTGAAAATATAATGGCGTTTCGGCCAAATTGGCCGCCCATTGTGCATGAATCGATTCGATGACGGATTGAATGTTCAAAGGCTTGTTTGATCCAGTTCGATGGCCATGATTTTCGTGTGGTCAATTGTGGTTGGCGACCGTTGCGGCATGGCCCCCACAACCTCATAGGTCTTGCCGTCATAAGTGATCCGGTCCAGCGGCTTGGCTGGGCAATTGCCTTGGATATAGATCGTTGCCGCCGTTCGTGCCGTTCCGGTCTGGTTAATAAGATCGATCGATTCCGACCGTATTTGAACAAATGCGGTATAATTGGTTCCCGTGCCGATCGTTTGCCCAATTCCGCCGATGGTCGATTGCGTAATGGTTACGGGATAGAGCGTGACGACGTGTCGAAATATCATTGCGAAGCCCTTGCCACGGCCAATTGGAATCCGAATAGAACCCGTTGCGACTCATCCAACAAAGCTGGCCGCATGTACGGGCGAGGCGGAAGCCTGATCAGTCCACGGCCGCCAAGTTCCTGAATTCGGCCATAAATAAGACGTTGCGATGGTCCGATCTTGGCTTTCATGCCGTGCGACTCCATTTCTACCGCGATTGATCGTTGGAGCGTGCCCGTTTGCTTGTGTGGCGGTGATCCGGGCGGCGACGATTGAACCCATCGATGAAGCGGTTCGCCGTACCAATAAATGCGGTTGATATTTTGGTGGGTGCCGCTAACACCTTTTAATCTTTTATGGTTTACTGGTGACAATCCTCTGATTTTTTCGTCAAGTCCGCCCGTTCGTCGTTCCCATCTTGCGCTTACACTGCCCCTATTTAATCCAGCTTTGGTGGTTGCCGTTTTGCCGCTCGTGTTTAATTGTACTTGTTTTGCGTTCCGCTGCACCCGTTCGGCCCCTTGCCGCGTGGCCCGTTGAAGCTCGCGCAACAATTTACGCTTGTATGGTTCGCCCTTCCAGTCGAGAACGTAGGCACCTTGGATCATCCTACCACCAAAATCCGATAAGGCCCCAAAAGCCCCGCAACGGCCGGGGAGCAGACGTAGGAAATCACTTTGTCGCTCGACTCAGAATATGAAACCGAGTAATCGCCGATCTTTTCGTCGGTCTTATCTTTTCCTGCGTCGTTGCCGGCTGCCAGTTCTTCGGCCCACAATGCGACCGCCATCGCAACCGATGCGGGCAAGTCCTCAAGAACGGTGTCAAAAGTTCGCCCGCAAAATGCATCGACCTGATCCGATGCCACTTGCAAAAGGGCATCAGCTTTCGCCGATGGCAAAGTTGCCATGGTATCGGAATAGATAGCCGCCTGCGATTGCGTGATATATGCCATGCGAAACACCTCAGAAAAACCAAGGGCGGCGGCGGGAGAATCCGCCACCCTTGGCCCCGGTAAAGGGTAAAAGGTCAGGCCAGTTCATGAACGATTCGGAACGCACGCGGATCGCGGACGGCCCCGCCGAAACGGAATCGCCAAGTGATGTAGGCCAGATTGAACCGAGCCCCGGACGTGACATCGACCGTAACCGAAATACCTGACCGGATGGCCAAGATATATTCATTCCAGTCGCCGACGATGATCGATTTTGGCGTGGAAACTCCGGACGCCGGAACATATTCGTTGTAGTAAATCGGAATCGACATGATCGACGGCCGCCCGTTGATCATCATGCCCGTTTCATGCGGCAAAAACAGGCTTCGGTTGTTCGCGTCCAGAAGGTTGATCAGCTTGCCGTGCGTTGGCCGCTGCATAACGCAACCGAGGTTCGTTGCGTATTGGCTTCGGAAAGCATACCAAGCCTCAGTAATCTTGGTAGCGACCAAGGTGTTATTGGTGCCGGTCTTCGTAACGCCAACCGACGCGCAGTTAAGGACGCCTTCGCATTGACCGGACGCCGTGGCCCCGTTGATGGTTTCGTTGTCGTATGCGGCGGCAAAAGCTTTCAGGCCCTCGTTGACGATGTACGCCTGAGCATTCGGAACATCGTCCAGGAAGTCGAGCGTAACTGCCGTCCACATCGTTCCGGTATTGATATCGATGGTCAGTTGAGTAAAAGGCCCGGTATCCTTTTGGCTCAGCGTGGTGTTAGGCTTTTCGGCCTTGGTTGAGGCAAAGCCCGTACCGACCTGATCGGTTGCGGAAGCGTCGGCGTTTCGCGGGTAGGTGACCTTGGTTCGCGTCGTGTTGATCGTCTGGACAAGCGAAGCCATCACGGGCGTGATGGTTCGTTGCGTGATGATATCCTGACGGAAATCCGGCGGCACAGCGTTCGAGCCGTTTGTGGTCGTGCCGAGGGTCATATCCTTTCGGAACGGGATGAAAAACTCGTCGCCTTGAAAGCCTTCACCCTTGCCGTACCGCTCCAAGATTTCCCGTTGTTCCGACGAACGGACGCGGGAAATGTCGAACCGATTTCGAACCAGTTCGTTGAAGGCCTTGTTGTACTCATAGCTCATCCGGGCTTCGTCGTATTGGCTTTCGCCGAATCCGACGTTGCCGATCGAATCGGTGATCTGACCCGAACGCGAGTCGTATTTGACCGTTCCCGCGTAGCTCACGGGAGTAACCCGTCGAGGCTGTTGCGAAAGCTTTTTGATCATCTTTTCGGCATTTTCGAGCGAGTCCGCAAGGGTATATTCTCGATCGACCGTTTCGAGCCGTTCGACGGTTTCTTGAAGCTCAAGACCCTTGGTAATGCGTTCGTCGCCATCAAGGCTTAGAACCTCGTTCCGCAGATTTTGGGCTTTGGCGGCAAGCTCAAGACGCTCTTCGGCGATCTCGGCAGCCGGACGATTCGTAGCGTCTGACATGCTTTTTTCCTTTCGATGGAAATGGAATTGCGACCGCCTTAAAAGCGGCTTAGAACCTTGTCCGCAAGTTGTGCCCGTGCGATCAGGGCTTTAAGATCAACTCTTGGAGCTACCGCCACCGCTTTAGACGGTGTTTCTTCGATTTGGCCGTGTTCGTCGATCGACTTGACGGCCAAAATAGTTGCGTCAGGATTAGCTGGTATCGGGACTACGCTAACTTCCAGAATTTCCGATACATCCGTGATGACTTTTGCGCCCCGTTTTGCCATGGCTTTTTGCCGCTCGTTTGGCATCATGCCGTAGCTTGCCCATAGGGATTGCAACTCCTTTTCGGTATATGGCCGCGATTTGCCATAAAAACCGATTGACATTTTTCGAAGTGCGCCTTCGTTCATTAGCTGGCGGACTTCCTGCCCGGTTTTTGTGGCCGAAAATTGGACATCCACCATTAATCCGTTCATGTCTTCGCGGGCATCGATCAGCGTTCCGATGATTGCGCCGGTCTGATTTTTATGATCGGCCAATACAAGCCCGCCGGAATCGACGAATTCCGGCAGGGCCTTGGTAAAGGCACCCGGCAAAATCATATCGTTTTGCCGATCAATGTTCAAAAACCGGGCGGCATAACCGCGAAATCCCCCGGTGTCCGTTAGTTCGGCACTAGCCGAAACTTGCTTGGTGAATTTTTGCATTCGTTGTTTCCGTGTCATGTCGTGAGGAAAACGCGATCGCGGTATCGCTCGAAGAATTTGAGCAAGTGCGGGCAAGCCCTGCACCTTGTATGATGGACGGCCACGCGGCCAAGGTCATTCCAGTCAAGTGCCCCGTAATGGAACATTCGAAGCGGTGTTCCATCCACGAACCATCGTTCGTTGATTTTGCGAAACTGGCCTTCGCCATCATATCGCCAGAACGCAAAATTGATTCCCTGATCACGGCATATCCATACCCGGTCCATGTAATCGCCAACAAAACGAAACCATCCCTGTTCGGCAAACCGGCCGGCCCCCATGTTGCATTCAGGGTTATCGATCGATTCCCTCATCCACCATTCCACAAATTGGCGAGCGTTCGGGGTGTTCGAGAAACCAACCAAGCCGACATTGTAGTTTCCGCACATTGCAAATTGCTCAAGGCACATCGCCTTGCCGTCACGCGGCGGGGGCTTGATTCTATGCGGTGTCGCGATTGCGTCATGCGTGACCAGCTTATCCCACAGGTCATCGATCGTACCTAAAAATTCGGTGTCGCCATCGAAAGCCATAACGGCCGAATGACCTTGGCGAAGCATGTACTCGACAATCAAACAGCGTGGAAATCCGCCCATTGTGCCTACGTGAATCATTCGTTCAAGGTAGTATGCATCCATTTGATTTGGATAGACAACCTTGACAAAGTGCGGCACTGAGATTCGAGCAAAATCGCGAATCGACCCGCAAAATAAAAGGTAGTACTCGGTGTCATCGCCGCCCTCATGGCACTCGCGATACGATTCAATCGAGACGCGGGTTTGAAACCATCGTTCGGCCGACGAGAACCATCCTACGGCTTTGGGCTTCAAGATACAGTCTCCCACGGCAACCGGCCGCCATGCTGTTCTGCGAATTTTAAGTTGCCGTCGATGAAAAATTCCGGCTTAGGCGAAAGTTCCCATGAGCCCAACTCATAATTGACGGTCCATCGTGGAATCATGGCATAATTTGGGAACTTGCGTTTAAGCAGGTTGCATATTTGCGTATCGGCCGACGGCTGGACGGTCTTGGTCTTATCGTAGCGGGATTTATGCCAGTGCGGGGCAATATGCACGGCTACGCTACGCTTAAGGCAATAGCAATTCGTATCGATATGGCTGAAATCAGGGTTATACCATACCGGCCAAATGCCAACCGATTCGCATTCGTCGCGACATAGGTATTCGCCATTCTGATAGATGTTTCGCATGGCAAAACACCAATCAAGGCTATTTTCTTCGCAAGCCTTGATGCAATTCTTGACGTGATCCGGGTCAAACCAGTTATCATCGTCCAGATAGAAAATATAGTCTTGATTAACGATCATCGGTGTTGCGCCATAGATCCGATGGCACACATATCCATTAGATCCGGTATTTTGAGGAAGAGTCACAATATCAATCCAGTCCGCATCACGCTTTTTTATGGCGTCGTGATAGACGGCCCGGGCGTTATTGTCGAATTCAGGACCATCGACAATAACAAGGCATTGAAGGCTTCCCGGCCCTCGCTCATACGTCTGCTCGTAAAGCGATTCAATCGCCCGTGCAAGCGTTGGCTTGCCGATTGTGGCAATGATTACGATAGCCGAATCACTCATCTTCTCTGTTCTCCCAAACAGTGACGAATCCGGTCACGCTTTTGGCGTTCCCGATTTCCACGGTTTCATATCCGCCCTCTTCCGCTGCCGCAAAATCCTGAGGCGATGGCTTGATGTAGCCGCTTTCGCTTGGCGTCACGGGTGCCGGCCAAGTGTCCGGAACTTCATCATCAAACACCGAAACAATCGTGCATCGGCAATTTGGATGAAATGGCGGCAGCTTGAGATTTCGATAAGTCTTGTTCTTTCCGTTCTGGCCAAACGATCCGCCTTTCGGAATGACCGGGCATAGCCTGTTAATCGCATGGCATAACGGGCAAGCGTCGGCCGAAAGAACCAGCTTATACCCTGCGACAAAATCGAGATCCTGAGTCGAAAGGATTTGGCCCGTGTTAAAGGCCCTTGCGGATTCGGTGTTCGCAATGCGTCTCGCACGCCATCGGGATTCGTCGTTAAACCATTTCGCCATGCTATCGACTAAATCCCCGGCCGTTTCGCCAGCCGCAATCGATCGGGCGGCTTCTTGCCGTAGCCGGTCGATCTCGTTTGCTGAAGCCGTCAAAAAGCTATCTACCGTCTCTTGGCAAAGGTCATAGGCAGCGTTACGAGCCGAAAACAAGGCCGACGGATTGCGGACAAGCCAATCGTCGGCCGGTTGAAGCCCCATTTCCGTTCGTGCGACATTTGCCCCTTGATCAAGATACGAGTTGATATACGGGATAAATTGGGACGCCATGTTTTGTGCGGCCATAAACGGATCGATCGGATCGATGGCCTTTTTTGCGTATTGCTCCAAAGCCCTCAGTTGCCACTTGCCAAGACCTGCTAAAATGTCACGAGCAATCCTGTAGAGCGGTGCCCCGGTTGGCATGGCGGCAATGGTGCTGCGTGGATCAGGCTTTTTAGGAGCGGCGATGGTCATGATTGATCGGGAGTCGAATCACGCAAGACTGATCGGTAGATTGTCGAGGGAACTTACATGAGCCAGAAACCGCCGAAATATAGCCCGTTTGAATTGGTTGGCGGCCCGCATGACGGCCAGATCCACTATTGTCATCCCGGCGTCATAACGATTGCCATCCCGCATGGCGATCAGATTTTTCAATACATCCGAAATCAGGATGGCCGCTTGCACTTCAAGCCAATCCGGCCGGCGTTGAGCGAATGACGGAATCAAGCCATGATCCAAATTCCTTCGCTCCGGTTGCCGTATACAAATTGGCGTCAAGGTCCGCCATCGAAAGATCGGCCGCGAAGGCGTCGCGGACATGACCATAACGAATCATGTCAATGATCAGGCTCTTGAACGCTTCAGGCGTGTCCGCCACAAGCCCGCCGAGGCCTACGGCCCGCAACATGGCCGGCCCGATCCGGTTGAACCATCGATCGCCCTCAAGGGCTATCACGGGCTTCCTGAGCCACAAATTATCAGAAACCGTGTTCGAACCGGCAAAAGGGTGGCAATCAATCGCAAAATCGGCCCGTTCCATTTGTGCCATGTACTCGCTGTATTCGAGGTGCGGGTAAACGACAACTTCGCACGCGGTGATCGCTTCGCCCATGTCGCGAAGAAATGCCCCGAATCCGCCGCGGTTCGTTGCGGCCCCGCCAGCGAACACTTGCAGCTTGACCTTAGAACCGTCATCGGCCACCGCTTCGCCGATCGCTTGGTTGACAAGATCCAGAAATGGCCGCGTTACTTTTTGCCCGTACCACGATGCATTGATCAGGACGCCATCAAAATCTTTTGCCGTGCCTTGTGGCTCATAGGTTGGCTTGGCATGAGTTGCACCAAAACCGGGTAGCCTTACGAGAAATTCGCTGTAGTTAGCCTGATGCTCGGGATTTTCGACCAATTGACCGGAAATGAAATAGTCGATTTCGCTTCCGAATGTACTGACGGGGTGCCCGGTCATCATGATTTGAATGGGAGCAATCCGCATATTCGAAAGCAGGATCGACGATCCGGTCATGCCGACATCCGGATAAATGACAACGGCAAGGCCAAGGTTATTGAGCGGATCGGTGTTGAGCAGTTCGCCGTCAAAATCCAGCTTGAACGATTCAGCGAAAAGCGATGTATCAAGGTCTTCGGGCTTGCGGATTGTCGATATCAGGATAAGCCGGTAATCGGCCGCAAGGGCTTCGATATAGGCTTTAAGCGTCCGATAAACGGAATGACCCTCAAACCACAAGTCCGAAATGACCGCAATCGTGCGGGATGGCTTGCCGCCTTCAATTTGAGGAACGGTCTTTTTGACCGCATGATTGATCCAGCTTTTCAGATTTCTTTCGGCTTCCATGGCGCCTAGGTACGTGCAGAGAAAATAGGGTTCTTGCACATTTTTCGTATAGCGATATCGGCCGCTGACTTGTCGTGCAAAGCTGATCAGCTTGTTTCGGCATCGCGTGTTCACGTTGCCGGAAAATGTCGTCTTGAATGTTTCGTTGAGCCATGCCGAGGCCAGCGAAGGGGCGGCGGCAAAAAGCTCATCGAATCGAATGTCGCCATTGTTCCGGGCGGATAGCATGACGCATGATTTGAAAGCTTCTTGTTTTTGCCCGGCAAGGCTTGCGACAAAAGCGTCAGTGGTGTTATCGCCAGCCGTTGCGATGGCATTTGCGATTGTCGGATTATGCCATAGAAAGTTGCGGGAATGGCTTTCGGGAATCTGATAATCCGGCCGTGCGATGATTGCCAGCACGGAATTGATAGCCTGAGTGATTTCGCCCATGGATTGTGGCGAAGGCCCCCGGGAATCGGCTTCGATGGCCGAAAGGATTTCCAGAATCCATCGTGTCGCGGCAAAATGATCTCCGCTTGCGTAACTTGCCACCATAGCCGAAATAGGCCCATCATATCGACCTTGTTTCGGCGAATGAGGCCGAACGATTTCGATCGGCTTTGGCGGTGCGATTGCGACTGATTCGGCCGTTGCCATGCTTTTCCCCGTTTACCGGTTATTCCGCCACTTTCGGCGGATTCAATTCATTTTTCACCGCTACGGACAAAATCAGGACCGCTTGGCCGAAAGTGCCTTCAATGGCATCTCCGTTTAACCAGCAGCATCCTTTTTGCCCCCAGCGTTCTCCCCAACTGTTCACGCACTTGACAAGCCACCCATGCCGCCCGGTCCGTTTGAGACCGTAACCGCTCACGACGGCGTGATTATGCATCCCCGGCGAATTGCCCGGCACTCCGTCCCGGTCCAGCTGGTCGAATCCGCTATTGACGGCTATCGAGTGCATCATCGTTCCACGCAAGTGCGTTCCGACAATCCAGTCACGCCACTTACGGGGCTTTCCGGCCTGAATTTCGATCCGCCAATGTTTCGCGTCATCCCGGGCTTCCTGAGTGATTTTTCGCGGGCTGTAGACGCCATGCGGAACAAGATTTTCCCGGCAAGTTCCAACCGTGGCGGCAAGGTCAATTACGTCAGTAATGATCGCCCCGCGATCAATTCCATTGCATGCCAAGGCATAGAGAAACCAAGGCGAAAGATCGATGTCGCCGTACCCGCCTTGCCAAAGCATCCGCTCCATGCCCGTTGCGGCCATATGGCCCGTACATGCCCCGATAGAGCCCTGATCCTTTATCCTGATCGGGAATTTCGGGTTGTCGAACAGGTCGAACGGGATAAGCTCAGAATCGGGCACATCCGGAATCTCTACCCAATTGATTTCGGCCTTGAATGCCATCGGGCTTTTTGCCCGTTCTGGATCGAAGCCTAGCTTTCGAGTCGTGCCATCCGCGTTAGTCCATTCTGGAAGCTCGCTCACTTGCCTAAGGCCTCATCCATGGCCTTGACGACATCGGCCGGCCCCGTAACCGTGCGGCTAACGATGACCTTGCCCTTCGCAGTCTGGATCACCACGCAAGGCACACCACTGCGTCTTACGATTTCGCGAAATCCCAAGTCATCAACTTCGGGCTCGGTTGACCGAAATCCCCGAAACTGAATAAAACGGGCGGCCGCGGCGTCTCGGATCGATTGATCGTCGAGCCATGTGGCATCGCTTTTGTGTGGCGCGACGAACAAACAGACGAATGCGGGCTTATCAACATTGACGACGGGGGCAGGGGGCTTGGGCGGCGGTTCCGGCGTTGGCGTTGGTGCCGGTTGCGGTGTTGGCGGAACGGGCTTGCCATCGGGCGATTCCGTGAAAGTAACCTTGCCTGAATCAAGATCGACCCTGTAAAGCCGCCCCTGATCGGCGAATTCAACCACCTTGACCATCCGTGAAGGGATCGTCGCTTGCCCGTTCGCCATGGGTGCGGCAACGGCAATTGGCACGGCCATGATGAGTGGCGTTATGGATCGAATCACGATTGCAAAGCTGCAGGCCATGATGAACAGGTTAGCCGATACCCAGAACGCTTTTGATCACGGCCAAAATGGCCCGTCCGCCTTTCGTTTCGGCAACGGCAACGTCGGCTTGCAATTGCTCGTTTTCAAGCCTTAGCCGCTCGATTTCCGCGTCTTTTGTGGCGATGGCTAATTTGACCCCGTTCAATTCTTCGGCCAATTCCGCGATTACATCTACCAACAGATCACCCGGCCTTTCTATCGATGTCTCGGGGATCCCGAAATCTTTTTCGTGATCCCCGGCTCTCACGGCTTGTTTGAGCCATCTTATCGAACGATCGCGAACACGGGCGGACGCGGTGTCAACCATGGAAAAACGGGTCGCGGTGCGGCCTGATAGATGATGATGGGCGGCGGCGGTTGCACGGCGGCAACCATGGGCGCCGGTTGTGGGCAAGTGCCGGTTGCGCATGATGCCGAAACCACGTAATAGATCACTGGGTTCATTTTTTCCCCTTGTTCCCGTGTCGAACGATACCGATCAGGACGCCACCGGCGGCAATCATGATGACGAATCCGGCGAACGCTTCAACCGTCATCGGTTGCGGCCATTCATGGTCATAAGTCCATGCAAAACGGCCGATGACGCGGCGATAGTTCGCGTGATGGTTGCCGCAATGATCAAAATCGCCAGAATCAAAACGACGATTGCCATACTAGCGATCGCCTTCGCGAGTCTTACGATCGATGGCATCATCACAGTATATCGATCGTCTTTTGGTCAATCGATGGCTTTCCCTGTCCCGCGTTGATTCGTGCAAGCTCGATTTCGCGATGGATTTCAAGTTTCGCTTCGGTTATGGCCCGCAAGTTCTGGACGTGTCGCCAGCCGATTACCGCCCCGCAAATTGTTCCTACCAGTGGCGAAAGTACCGACAACAACGTCGGATCGGTCGTTGCCGTGGCAAGCAACTTCAATCCGCTATAAACGGAAAAGAAGCTCCACACCCCGGCCCCGATCACGTCGTCGTTAAATATGTCGTCAAGCGTCATTATCTTGCCTCTTTGAGCGGGTCGCCTTCGTCAAGGTACTTTTCGCCGATCTTGCGAGCACGAATGTACGCTGCCGCAATCGTCGCCAGTGTGGCCAATTCCATTTTATACGGCCCAATATACCAGCTTTGGAAGTCGCCTAGAATCGTCAGTGCCGCAAAAGTGGCAAATCCGATCAGTGTTGATTGCTGAAGTGATTTCGCAAGCGTTCGCATGAATTCGTCTCGGTTGAGGAAGCCCTTGAGGCTAACCCCATAACCGGAATCTACGAAATCCTGCGACACTTTGGACGGCGTGATTTCAAATTTCATGCAAAGTACCCCCGTGAGAAATAAGCCGGTCGGCTTATGTTGGCATGATCAGGTTTTTGACGGTCTTCTAAAGCCGTCAAGATGGCTTGCGTGTCGGCTTTGATATCGTCGATGGCTTTTTGCATCTTAGGATCAAATACCGTGATCGTGGCTATTGCGGGCTTGCTTGCGTTACTCATGCCGTGATGGCCTTTCGGGCTTTGGCTCTTCCACGAACCAAAAGCAGCTTGGCGGCCTTCCACGAGCAATTGAGGCTTTCAGCGATTTCTTGGCCGGTCATGTCGCTTTCATAGCAGAGACACAATGCCGCCCGCTCCCGATCGCTGCATTTGTGGAAATATTTATCAGGAATCGGATCGTTGCAACGTGTTTCGCCAATCAGGTCGTCAGGCAAGCCGGGGTTGAATCTTTTGTGCCTGTAGCGATCGCGTCGAAAATCGTTCCATACAAGCCTAGCCGATTGTCTGACGTTTCCGGTTGCGAGATAGTGCATGGCGGCGGATTGTCTTGCATCTTCCAAGTCCCAAATCGGCGAAAGCCTCAATCCGCAATGACGGCGAAGCAAAATGACACTGAGCGTTATTGCGTCATCGATCACGGGATGGATGCCTGAATATCAAGACCGGCCGCTTGCAGGAAGGCGGCAAACGATGGATTGTCGGGCGGTTGCGGCAGATTGTGCTGCACAAGCTGGCCGTCTTGCGTCCACAAGGCGGCAAACCATGATTGTGTACCTTTTTCAAATGCGGATGTCATCATGTCGCTGGCTACCCAGTCTTCGAGGCCTTGGGAAGCCCCCCACCACACGAGCCCCTGCCCGTTGGCCGCGTTCCATTCCGCACTTGGCGAACCCGGAATTGCGGTCAGACGGATCGAATGCTCGGTAACAAGCCCGCTTAGGTGCGTCATCGTGGCCGCGATAGCCCGCTTGGAATCAGGAACAGCCAAGTGAACTTGCAATCGAGCCACCTTACAGCCCCCATTTTGCCGATAGGTAGTCTTCGACCTGCGAGATTTCCGAAGCCGTCAACAGCCGGTTGTAGTGGATCATTTCCGCTTCGTAAATCGTTGCGGCAGATGCATCCCAGTTGTTTTGCCAAGTCATGTTTGTGGAATTGAACGCCGCGTTCGATGCCAGATTAAGCGTCACGAATGCCGCTTTGTCACGCCTTAAGGCAACTTGCTGGCCAGCGATGTCAAAGCTCGCGACATATAAGCTCATGTTGGCCGTGAACCAGTTCGTTCCAAAAACGGTATTTGCGGTGTCGTTGTATGATCCGTGAAGAAATAGGTGAAATTGATTTGTTCGCCAGATCACCGTGTCCAGAAACGCCGTATCCGCACGGTGCCATCCGCCGGGAAGCGTTCCGCTAACATTCTTGAAGACCCGAAACTGCGTGCCCGTGTTTCTGTTTGTGCCGAAAAAACCGCCTGACGCTACCGATCCGGTTACAAGCCGCGTCGCACCAGCCGCGTCGGTAACGATAAGATTCTTCCCGTTCTGCGTCTGCGTTCCCCATGCGGGCCTGAGTAATGCGTTCGCTTGCGCTGCGTGCCTTGCGTTGCCGCTCTTGTCGTTCCACTGGCTGACGTTGTTCGACACGTCCAGTGTGATTGACCCGTTATCAGCGGCATCAAGCCACAAGGCAAGCCCGGCAAGATCTGTCGGCACAAATGCCGCAACGGCTTCGAGTGCCGACGAAGCATATTGAAGTTTTGATGTCCCGCGTCTCAAGTGTAAACTACCGTTGAGTTAGCCGAAGCGACGCCATAGAGCGTGCCTTGGTACACGTCCACATATACCGACGAATTGGCCGCAATCGAAGGCGAAGTCGTGTTCGATGGCGTCAGTGAATCGTTGGCCGTCATTTCGTAATATACAATTCCCGGCCCGTTATTCTGGACCCTGAGCGTCTTCAGCCCGTTCGGGCTGCTGAATATCGTCGTTTTCGCTGTCGTTACTGTCACGCCCGGCATCGCTTTCGCCCTCCGATTCTTGAGTTGGTTCCGCGTCATCTTCCAGTTCGGCAAGGCCTAGCATTGTCCTAGCCTCATTGATTGTAATGACGGCCGATTGCATCAATTTCGTTACCCGATCGGCCATCTTGTCCGAATCCGCTGCAAGTTCCTCGATTTGGCTTGTATCGAAGCGGACGGACAATAAAGGATCAGCATCGAAAACCATGTCGCCATATGCGAACCGATGCGCCCGGACGGCTTTTGTGAGCGACGCGGCAAGAGTTTCCAAAAATGGAATCACCGCATCACGCCAGCTTGCTTTATTGGCTTCGATCAGGTTGCTATAGGTCTTGCCGGTATCAGGTTGTTTAAGCGTCATCGGTGCCCACCCGAGGACACCGCAAACACGGGCAACCGCAAGTTCGGCCATTTCGGCAACTGACAGATCACGCGGGGAAAATCCCGGCGTGTCAATTTTCATTTCGCCTTTTGTGACGAACGGATCACCTACGGTTTTTCCGCTCATGGCCCTTTTCATATCGCTTTTGAACACCGCAATTTGTTCGCGGCCAAGCTGCTGGCCTGACGTTCCAAGCAAGCTGATGATAAATGATGGCACGCCCGATCGGCTTAATACGGTCGTTTCGTACATGCTTACCAGCTTGATTAAAGCCAGTTCAGGCTTAACCGCGTCTAAGGGTGTCCGGCCAAAAGCCCGGCCGTTGGTCGATACGCCTATCTTGGCATGGATCATCAATTCGGCCGGGACGGCATAAGCCCAAGTCCTGCCGTAATCGCTTCCTACGACCGGATATTCGAGAACTTCGCCGATCGCCTTGCCCATTTTAGGCCACTGAACCCAGTGGCATGGTATCGGTTGAATCTCGCGAATGGCCGCCCCTGCCGCGTCCGGAACCAGTTGCAAAAAAGCGTTTCCGCCGTGAAGTTCCGAGGTCACGAACGATCGATAGACGTGCTCAAGAATCGTTCCGTCGGTTTCGCCCGGTGCGGGGGCTTTGAAGATTTCCAAGAGCGGATGATCGATCGGCTTAAAACCACCGTCATCATCGTAATAGCCCACCTGAATCGTGGCCTTCTGGGCATTCCGCCGCATGGCTTCGATAGCCGCCATGATGAGCGGATTAAGCTCAAAAGGCTTCGCCAGTTGCCCGTAATCGTCGTCTAAAGCGTTGACTACATCGATCGACCACGCTGAGCTGGCGATTTCCGTAGTATCGGCCATGATAGCCGCTGGTGCGGCCTTCGTGAAGTATCGGGTTATCGTGTCTAGGATCGGCAAGGTTGGTTTAGAACCACTCGAAAGGTTCGGACCGGCTTAGATAGTTGAAAGCGTCGGAAGCCGCGTCAACCTGATCATCGTTTCGGCCGGTTGGAAAGTTGCAAAGTTCGTCCAGAAAATCGCGGTTCCACGGCCCACGTTCAAGCTCAACCATACCAGCTTCGCATGCCGCGGCAAAAGGCATCGCCCGCACTTCCTTCGATCCGGTTGGACGGCAAGTTACGACCGGATAGCCGCCAAGGTTGCGGATATCGTGTTCGACCTGATCAACGCCGGCCGAGCCCGGGTCTTGCGCAAGATGCTGGATCGTTTCGTGTCCGTCCATTTGGGCTATCAATCGTTGCCGGTTTCGACGTTCGGCGGGGCTTACTTGACCACGCCATGCGTCTTTAACCACGTATCGATCACCTGAACGGGAGATCCGAACCCCTGCGGTGTAATCACCGCTGCTAGGGGTTGCGGCCGTGTCCCAGCCCCGGCAAGAAATTCCATCGACTTGAGATGGTTCGACAATCCGAAACCACTCCGGCCGGAAAAACCCGCCGTCGCGAGGGCTTGGATGCTGCTGGTACAGTGCCGAAAATGCATATGATCCTATCGCCCGTTTGATTCGCTCGAAATCCTGAACGCCATATCGATCAGGCCACAAGGCTTCGCCCGGTTGCCGGCCGATCAGGTCGTTTTCCTGAGCGATGGCCGGCAAGCTAACGACATCCCATTGTTCCCCGCCGCTTTTGGCTTCTTCCAAAAGCTGGCCCGCTAAATCGAGCGAATGCCAACGGGTCATGATCAGGATGATCGCCGCCCCCGGATGCAATCGCGTGTAAAGGTCATTTTGATACCAGTCCAGAACTCGCTGGCGATATGTGGGCGATTCGGCTTCGGCCCGGCTTTTTACCGGGTCGTCGATGACTACCAGATCCGCACCGTACCCCGTGACGCCCGATCCCACCCCTACGGCATACATTCCGCCACCGTGGGTCGATCCCCACTGATTTTGCTTGTTCAGATCAGGGGCGAACGAAAATCCGAATCGATCGACAATCCGCCGAGTCTGACGTGAAAACGTGCAAGCCAAACTATGATTATAAGCCCCAATGATAACCCGCATGGATTGATTGCGAAGCAATCGATAAGCAGGGTAATGGATTGTGGCTTGTTCGCTTTTGCCGTGCCGAGGCGGCAGGAATAGCATGAGTCTTCGGCATGGCTTTTCAGGTTGCGAAACCGTGTCAAGATGCCTTCGGCACTTGACTAGATGTTTCGGATCCCATTGATGGCTAGGCGATGCCCTGCGAAGAAATGCCTCAAAACCCTTGGGGATTAACCCGATCTTGCCTTTACGTGATCTGCGGCTCTGGGTCGTCGGCATAATCCGGACCATCATCGTCAATTACTTCAATTGCACCTGTAGGCTTTCCATCAAACCGATCATAAATCGCTTGCCAAAATCGAAAATCGCCGGCTTTAGCTTTTTCGATTCCGGTCTTAATCATTTCACGCAATGCGCCGGGGTCTTCATCCTGAACATACGAATCCAAAACGGAATTCATGCTAGGACGCTTGGGGCGGCCATTAGGGTTGCCTGACTCTCCGGCCTTCCAAGGCGGACGCAATCCAGAAGTGTTTGGGTTTGGATTTGCCATGTTTTTTCGGTGTTTGTATCGGTGGTAAACCCCGATTTGACGTTCAACCGCTTAATCCCGCCTTGATCGCATCCATCACGGCCTTTTTGTTCGCCGGATTCAGCTTTGCACCGCGTCGCCCCAACCGTTGCGCCGCTGCCTTCGCTTTGATCATATTGACACGCCGTTTTGCGTTCAAGGCTTTTAGGATTCGATCCTCACGCCTGACCGATTCGATAACCTGATCGATCCGCCTAGAAGCCCTTGAGCAACGAAGGCAGACGGCTTTACCGGCCACGTCAAGCCGCTGCCCGTTGTTGCAAAGAGTGCATTCGCAAGATGGTGGGCTTTCGGCATGATTTGGTTCGGTTGTGCCGACAAGATCAATCGCCCCGCCTACTGCGGCCTTGACCCGTCGCATGGACAGGTCTTCGATTTCTTCGTCCGTAAGCGTTTCGAGCGATACTACGTGGATCATATCCTAAATTCTGTCAAGTCTTCTTGCCTTTCGCAAGTGTCTTTTTTGTGATTGCTTTAACGCCGTCAGGCGGTGCCAACTTGCGAAGGCAATGAACGCACTTTCGCGGCCTTGCTTTGCCGTCGTCGATAAACGGGCTATCTGCGACACGCATAAAGCATATCGACGTGCGAAGGAACTCAAGGCCCGGAACTTGCCGCACGGCATGCAAGATCGTTTCCCGCCCGGTCGATGAATGCCAGACGACGGGCAATTCATTTTTCATGTACAATTCGATCCGGGCGGCCTTGGCGGCCCGTTCTTTTTCGATTTCCTCGTTAGTCCTGCGTGTCATTTGATTTGCCCCTTGTAGTGCTCAGTATCTTGCGTCCATGGTTTCCCGGCGAACACTTTTGGCTTGTTGGTAAAATCAAGCATTTGTAGTTCACCGTTCCATCTTAAGCAATAGCACGGCGGTGAAACGATTCCGGCTTCAATGCATGCGTTAAGGAACTTTATCAAGTCAGGTTTAAACATATGACCGAATTCCTGATAAAATGTGTTTGGTATGTCTTCCGATTTGATTGTGTAGCTCATTTTGTCTGTCCTTTCCAGTGTTCGTCGCCTTCTTCCTTCGGCTTGCCGATGAACAGTTGCGGATCAAGCGTTCCGCCTTGGCACTCCAGCTCGCCAAGGTGTCGTTTTACATGGCACGGCGGTGAAACAAGCCCGGCTTCGATAGCGGCGTTTATATCGGCTGCGATTAAATGCCTCCATGAAATGCCAAGGTTCGTGGGCAAGTAGTGTTCAACCAACACGTCCGGCACGTCTTCCGGCTTGATTATCTCACTCATTCACCGCCCCTCTTTCGTTCTTTTAGACCCGGAAACCACCGCACCACGACTGGTTCGACGCTTTCGACAAATCTGATAACGCACCATGCCGCCAGTGGAAACAGGACAAAAGGTGCAAACAGGATTGCCAAGGGGATGGCAAGGATTGCGCCGATAACTATTTGAACGGTTTCGATCGGTCCCCTTTTTTCATTTGCCAAGGCTGCTTGTGCATCTTCCACGTCCTCCTCATCTTCCGCCCTGATTTCCGCCTCCAACTCTTTTACCCGCTTTGTCAGCCGATCAATTTCGTCGTGTAGGTGATCGACGAGGGCGATCTGACGCTTTGTCGCCAAGTCCGTAGTGGTCTTGCACTGCTCAAGCCACTTTTTTGCCTCGTGCCATGGGTCACTTTCATTACTCATTCCCCGCCCCCTTTTGCCTCACGCAGCATTTCGGCCCAGAGCTTTCCAGCGTCGTGGGCAATTTTGAGAATGTTGTCATGCGGATCAGATTTATCGCCCGGCACTCCTTCGGTCCACTCCGCCAGCCGCACCACGATGTCAAGCAAGTCCGGTGCCGCTGCGATTAGCAATGCTTGATAAATCGTGAGGCTGGAAGCGATTGCCGTGTATCCATCGACTGGATAGATCGGATGGCCGCTCAAACCTGGCACCACGTCGTACAGTTTATCGCTGCCTGGATTTGGCATCACTCGCCACGTATATTTCATTCCTTGCCCCCTTTCATCTTGGCCCAAAGCACAACCGCATCTGAAGCGATTTGGTCGAAGTCGCCCATAAGATCGCTTTCAGCCCATTCCGCCAGCCGCCGTACAATGTCGCGGCACTCTTTGTCACGTTCTTGATCGGGTAGCAAGAGCTTAGGAATCGCTTCGCTGTCGCCCCGAATCTTTCCGGGCTGAAGAGGGCTGTCATCGATGATCCACGGCAGCAATCCCGCCAGTTTCTGGATATTAAAACCCTCGGATTCAATCAACGACGCTGAAGCCGAACCCTCTATTTTTCCGTCAATCCACGCCTCGCGTCGCATTGTGTAAGGATTGTCATAGACTGCGACCTTCATTCCCCGCCCCCCTTTCGTTCTTTGAACCCGGAAGCACGGCGATCAGATCGTCATTCTTGTGCCAGCCCCTCCAGTCGTCACAACGAATGATTCTTTGATTCGGCTCAAGGTCAATTTCCGTGACAGTCCGAATTGCTCCGACTGAAAGAACCACATCGCCAAGCACGATCTCGTCAGCCCGCTTCAAAACCGCTGGCGTAAATTCCGGCTCTTCCTCCAACTCCGCCAACCGTTTCGTCAGCCGGTCGATTTCGGAGCTGAGGTGATCGACAAGGGCAATCTGCCTTTTTGTCGCCATGTCCGTAGTGGTCCTGCATTGCTCAAGCCACTTTTTTGCCTCTACCAACGGGTCATTTTCTTCGCTCATCCCATCCCCTCCGTCAGCCGCAAAATGTTTGGGCATCCTGCCCCCGGATTTCGTTCCTTCTGAAGTTGCCGTCAGTCGCTTTCTTCTTCGCTGGTCCTGCGAGTCATTTTTCAAGGCCTCGATTAGTTGCAGGTGCGTCGATTCGTCAATCGCTTCTCATCTCGATTCATCATCAAAATCCGCCATGCGATCGCAGCCACAGCCGAAACTTGTCCGTTTCCAATGGCTTTAAGTCTGTCCACCCGATTGGCCACCCCATGAGCCACTCGACCCAGTTCGGGTTCAGTTGCCCACCAATCATCTGCTTCACGGATGCTTCGCCGTGGTTGTCCGCAATCATCTTTCTGGCACGCTGGCCGCCGTCTAATCCTATTCGTCCGCCGCTTCGGCTCTTGCTTACAGGCGTCGGCCACATCTTCACCGCTTGCGTCAAGCTCAGATCCCGGCTGTTCGGCCCGTTCCCGCCTTTCGGACCATCCGAGGCCCGCGGCGTCGGCCAAAATCCAGATCCTTTCCCGCAAGTGCGGAGCACCGGCGTCGGCTGCCGAAACAACTCCCCATCGTGCATCGAACCCCATTTCGGAAAGGTCTCCGAGAACTCTTCTAATCCCCCGAGAAGTAAGCATTGGCGAGTTTTCCACGAACGCGTATCGGGGTCGAACTTCGCTAATGATCCGGGCCATTTCGCCCCAGAGTCCGGAGCGTTCGCCGTCGATTCCTGCCCCTTTTCCGGCTGCGCTGATGTCCTGGCATGGGAATCCGCCGCAGACGACATCGACGATTCCGCGCCAGGGCCGACCGTCGAATGTTCGCACGTCATCCCAGATCGGGAACCACGGCAAAATCCCATCCCGCTGCCGTTGCAAAAGCACTTTTCGGCAGTAAGTTTCAATCTCGACCGCACAAACGGTTCGATGTCCGAGAAGTTGTCCGCCGAGGATTCCTCCCCCTGCTCCCGCAAAAAGGTGAAGCTCATTCATTCAGTCCCCATCTCCACAACCTGAACCCGTGACATTTCCGTTTTGCCGTAGGTTTTGCTGATCTCGTGCGAAAAGATCTCGCTCATCCCTTCCCCTCCGTCAATTCATCCATCGAAATCCCCAGAACCTTCGCCAGCCGCACGGCAACCGTCAGCGAAGGCAAAACCCGTCCACACTCGTAGGCAAAGATCGTCGATCCGTTTACCCCAGCCTTGGCCCCCAGTTCCCTGCAAGTCATGCCAGCCTGATTGCGGGCCTTGCGTAGCTTTGTGCCGACGCTTTTTCGCTCGTTCGTTGTCGATGGCTTCCGCCCGGCAATGCAAGTGTTCAATCGAATTCCCCGATCAAGGCATCGATTGAAACCTCGTAGACTCTTGCAAGCCTGACCGCCCGTTGAACGGTTGGAAAAACGATTCCGTGTTCAAGTTGCTGGATCGCCCTATGGCCGATTCCCACACGATCGGCAACGTACTCTTGAGACCATCCCCTAGCGGACCGCATGGCCCGCAACTTATCGCCCATGGCGATCCGCTGTTCGATTTCGCGTTGCGTCAGCTTAGGTCTCATTCTTCCCCGTTCTCCTGTTTGATTTCGTTAAGCCGTGCCGCGGCCATTTCGGCCGCAACTTGCATGAAATCGTCTTGATGCACCAAAAACCAGATGCCCGGCCGATGCTTTTGGGCAAGCCCGATGACCGGGATCTTGCTTTCCTTTTTTGCCATCTTTTTGACCTGATCCCATAGCGTGATAACGCTATGGGACTTTCTTGACTTGATTTCAAGAAAGATTCGTTCGTGCGTTGAATCGGATCGAGTCCGGTCATCCCGGCCTAACGAGCCTGATCCGATGGTTCGACGTGCGCCAAAAACGGCCGCCCCGTTTCGTTCGCGTTTCTTCCAAGGCTTATCAGGCACGTTAAGACACCTCCCCGGGAATCGTGTCGATTTGGCCCCAAGCGGTACGAATCGGGTCGATCAGCGGCCCGGTAACGGCCGTTTCGCGTTGCTGGATATCGTTTTCCAACCGCACGATTTCGCGGTTGAGATACCATGCCGCTTTGCGAAGGCACTCAAGGCGATCGCCTTTTCGTCCTGACCGCCACACGTATTTGATGACATTGCCAAGGTTGAACGTAAATTCCTCAGCAATTTCGATGCATTCGGCCCCGGATGGATGCCAGTTGTAGTGATCCGGATGGTCGATGTTTTTGCTCACTTGATCCTCAGTTCTTCGCCCAATTCCCGAGCCGGAACATCCCGGCCTAATTCGTCAATTTCGCTTTGCAGCGAATCCAGTTCCTGTTGCCTCAAGTGTGGAACGGTCTGATCAGCTTGGTTGATCAACCGCTCAAGAAAAGCGGCCCGTTGTCGCTCGTAGTTTTCCCGGCCGCCGAACATTTCATATCGGGCGGCTTCCCTGCGGATCTTGGTTACTTCAATCCCCGCAAGAATTCCAAGGGTTGTCACACTTCCAACCGCTGCCAAGATGATTTGCTTTCGCATCGTTCGATCTGCTTTACGCCTTGAGCGTCAAGCCATACCACGTGAGGCGAAACGACTGATCCGGGCATGAACTCGACGTTTTGAATGTGGGATTCGTTCGCCACATTAAAAACAATTATTGGTTTGCGTCGTGACACCTTAATTCGTGGAAATCCGAATTCGTCAAGAATTTCACTGACGACTTTGTAGTGATTTCCGCCGATACTTCTAAAAAGTGTCGCTTCAATAATTGAACACTTAACGTACTTCGCCCCCCTGCGGATCTGGTCGTTTGCCAGCTTGCAAACAAGCTGACGGAATTCGTGTTCCGTGTATTGTCGCTGATCACTACTACTCATCCCGATAGCTCCCGTTGTTTGAAACCCTTGCCGCTTGCCGCTCAAGTCCGCGAAAACTCGATCGATTCGACCGCCCCGGCTAGAGATTTCCGGGGGATACATGCCATCACGGCAAGCGGAACCGCCCATGATTAGCGGCCTTGTCAAGGGTTGCGCCTGTTGATTTTGGTTGGCTTGTCTTCGAGCAGTTCCGTCCGAAAAATCGGCAGTTCCTTAGGTGCCGTGATTCCGATTTTGATCCGGGCATTCTGGCCCCTGCCGACTGCTTCAACCACTTGGATGACAATTTCATCGCCGATGATGATTGATTCGCCGGGCTTGCGTGTCAAAACGAGCATCGAAGTAACCTCCGTGTTGCGTGTCGTTGCGTCAGTTGAGAGTGATTTGCCGGGGAAGCGACTCGTAGCTCAGCCATTCGACCGCTTCGATCTGGCGATTGAGCATGTCCGACCACGCCAAATATGTGCCGAAATCGTAAATGGCTGAATATCGCGGGCAATCCTGAATGATCTGCGAATCGACGTAAAGCTCGCAGATTTCGCCAGATTCGGTTTTTACCGTGATGCACGTGTCATCCGGCCCGCATGGCACTTTGCTGAGGATGATGCACTTGCGGCGCCGGTTGATATTAATTGTCGTTTGCATGATTCGCTTTCTTGCGGAAAAGAGTGTGAATCCCGCTGGCAACGAGCCAGCGGGGAAAGTCCAAGAGAGTCGTCAGCCGTGCAGACATGCCACACAATGCAAACGCCGGGGGCTGGACTGTATCGGCCCCCGAATCGGCTGCCCGGAACACGAATCCGGGTGCAAGGCCCCAAAAAGATCGCGATTGTTGCAGTTGAGTCCGATCATGTTGCCTTGCATCTCGTTTCCAGCCGTCGGCCAGTGCCTTCCACAGGTTTTTTTGTGTTTCTGGCCGATGCCGCGGGCGGGTTGTGATTCCCGCTAGTCAAATGTTTGACCGCTTTTTTGACCATGCCACAATGCGCCGCGACGAATGATTTTGCCGTCCATGGCTTTTGACTTGGACCGCTAAGCCAAGGTCATCCATGACTGCCGGTTTTAGGCCCGGCAACGTCTTTTTCGATCCTGCGAATTTCTTCGCCGATCGCATTGAGTAGTTCGATCACCCCATCAATCTCCGTAGCTGAAAGATGGCTTTGAGGGATTTCAAGACATGCTGCCGTCTCATACGTTTCCGGCTCGTATGCAATGGTGAGTTCGCGTCCGCTAGTAAGCATGACGGACCACTCAATCCGTTTACTGATTCGCTCAATTGCCATTGCATGGTTCCCGAATAAATGAGAATCGATCGGCCCGGAATGCGGCCATACGCGTGAACGCGGATTGGCGTATGGTAGATGTAGCTTGTGTCTGATTCGAGCATGCAAACGGTGGCCCCATCAAGCGGCCCTTCGATGCAAGCGAATTTTTTGACGCGGATCGCGTTGCTCATTGTCATGTCCCCAGCGTGCAAAAAGGATCGATTGTGCCGTTAGTCGGGGCGGAAATTGCGGGGGCTTGATAGACGGGCTCGCGAAGCCATCGCATATCAAGCCACTTGTCAGCGGCCTCGGCTTCGCACTCCAACATTTCTTCAGGGCGAAACAGGATGATCCGCCCTTTTCGTTTAGGCCATGCCACCGATTGCTGATTTGGCGGTCCATCAACGGCCATTTCGGCCATGGCTTCAAAATCGAAAGCCCATGGCAGTCGCATGGCGTCCGTCAAATAGACCCGGCCGTCTTGAATTTTGACCAGCCGGCCGAAGTAAGTTGCACGGTTAAGCGTGCCAAGGATCACGTGTATTGCTTTTTGCGGTTGAGTGGATATCATTCTGTTAGCTCCTGTCTGTTTGCCTGATTGATTGCCCCGCGTGCCATGCCGACACGCGGGGCGATTTGTTTAGAATGGCATGTCCGAATTGAAGTCGTCAACATCGCCGTTGAACGCGGGCGAATTTGTCGTCAAGGCCCGTTTCATCGCCTGATCAGCGGATGAAGAAGTAGGGGCGGAAACGGCCATTCGCGATTGAATGTGGTGGCTTTTAAGGTAGTCCGGAACTTCAGGTGCCTTGTATCCAGCGGTGGCGGGATTGAACGAAGCCCGGCCAAACGGCTTGCCGTCGGCAATCTTTTGGACTCCGACAAGAAAGAACTTGACGCCTTTGCCCATTTTCATGGCGTAAGCCATCGGTTGAACCCAAAGCTGGCCGATCGCTCCGCCGTAGATTTCTTCCTGATCGGTGATCGGCCGGTTGTGTGCATCCAAAACGAAAGGCCTTCGCTTTGGTGAAGCTGTAGCCTTAATGAGCCAATAACCATATTGGGGATGATCTTCGCCCTTGGCGTCACCGTTTTTGATCGGGCAATGATCGCCAAATTCCGAGAGCTT